AATGACAACAGGGTCAATAAAGTGGGGTCAATGTAAGCTTGTTCACGCTAGCGATACTTACGCATCAAATGGTTTAGATAAAGCGCCAACGCATTCTTACAACCCATTTTTAAACACAAGCGATAGAGGCAATGTAATTGGCGCTTACTGCACAGTTAAAACCGCTGATGGTGATTATTTAACTGAGGAAATGAGTTTTGATGATATCAAGAAGATTGAAAATTCATCTAAAGCCAAAAATGGGCCGTGGAAAACGCACTGGAATGAAATGTCTCGCAAAACAGTGGTTAAGCGTGCGTCAAAGTATTGGCCTAAAGTTGAGCGTCTTGATGAGGCAATTCATAACTTAAATACAGATGGCAATGAAGGCTTGCAAGATGCTAATTCAGGTCCAGTTGACGTTACCCCGTGTTATGCGTCACAGCTTGACGAGATTACAACGCAGCTAAATCGCATAGGGAGAACTGAGAGCCAATTACTTAATCAGCTAATACCAAAGCTTTTAGGCAAGAAAGTAAGTGAACTTCCAGAGCTTACAAGCGATGAAGCCGTTAAAGTAATTTCAAGTTTGCAGGGGTTCTAATATGCTTAGTACAGTAGATTTATTTAAAAACCTATCAGAGCTAACTCTAACTAAGTTTGGCTTTGATGGTGGGGAAGTTGAGCAAGGCGCTCCTGAATGGCATAGAATGAGAGCCGGTGTAATTACAGCCAGTCGAGTGCATGACATAATTAAAAAAGGCCGTGCAAAAGGTAGTTACTCAGCAGCTCGCCAAGTTTACATGAACGAGTTAATAGCTCAGGTTTGCACAGGCTTATTGCCTGACCAACTAACAGCAAAGCAAGTTTTGTGGGGTCATGAAAATGAACCTAAAGCACTTGCACTATATGATCCGTTTGAAGATAAGCAGATAAACCAGATAGCATTTATTTATGGTCTAGATATGCGATGCGGTGTAAGCCCTGATGCACTTGTTGATGACAATGGCGGTCTTGAAATTAAATGCCCGTGGACTACATCGCAATATATTGACCAACTCTTAGGTGGTGAACCTAAACCAGAATACTTAACTCAAATGCAATACAGCATGTGGTTAACTGGCCGTGAGTATTGGGACTTTGCAAACTATGACCCGCGCATGAAGAAAAACAATATTAATATTGTTAATCATGAGCCAGATTTAAAACTGTTTAAAATATTTGATGAGGAAATTCCAAAGTTCATTAAAGATATGGACGATAAACTTGCTAGTATCGGTTTTAAGTTTTCGGATATTTACCAATGAAGTTATTACACGCAGCAAGTCAAACATGTGAGCGCTTAAGCTTGCTGCTTTCTTTAACTAAAATATCAAGTGATGACATACAAGCGGGGTTGAAATATCACTTGGTTAAAGGTTTTGACGTTAACAATGCAGCGCAGTTAGCTGGCGTTAAACAGCCAAACCTAAAAAGAGCGTTAGGCGCACTTGAAATGGTTGCTCAATCAGTTGAAGCAATCAAAGAATTAGACTTTAATCACTTAACAGATATAAACAAGGATAAGAAATAATGGCAACACGCGGAATTAATAAAGTAATCTTAGTTGGTAATCTTGGGAATGATCCAGAAGTTCGTTACGCAGCAAATGGTAATTGCATTACCAATGTAAGCTTGGCAACAGGTGAGTCATACAAAGATAAAAATACAGGACAAGAAGTTGAAAAAACAGAATGGCATCGTGTAGTATTTTTCCAAAAGCTAGCTGAAATTGCGGGTGAGTATTTACGTAAGGGCTCGCAAATTTACATAGAAGGCAAGTTAAAAACCACAAAGTACACTGACAATAACGGCGTTGAAAAATACAGCACTGATATTGTTGTAGATGGCTTTGACGGTAAATTGCAAATGCTTGGCAGTAAAGAAGCTGCCAATCAATCACAAGGCCAAAACAACCAGTCGCAAGGTGGTTACGTACCACAACAGCAAAATGCACCACAACAGCAGGCTAACCAGTATCAGCCGCAGCAGCAAGGCGGTCATAATCAACAGCCAGCACAACAACGCCAGCAATCACCACAGCAAGGTGGTCAATATAATCCAGCACCGCAGCAAGGCGGATTTAACCCCAACGCTAGCCAAGACGGGCCACCGTTTTAGTCTTTAACCATTAACGCGCCTTCGGGCGCAATAGGTGATTTATGAGTAATGAAGACACAGAGGCAAGCATAATAAAAGCAAAAGAGCTGGGGTATACCGTACTTGAAGAGGAATGCATACTGCACCCACCTTTTGAAGGAAGTATTTACGTCCAAAAGAATGATGGTGTAATACCGCAGTATAAATTTGCATTTAATGCTAAGCACTGCGGAAAAGGTGATTTATGAAAAAATGGAACGACAGCTTTTATTCTGGCTGGCCTAAAAAAGATGGAAGATATTTAGTTGATGCCAATGATATTGTTAGTTCGTGGGAAGAAGAATTAAACTTCAAGGATGGCGAGTGGTATATGCTTGATGGTAATTCATTTCCTGCAATTGTTGATAGGTGGAGTGAGATATGAATAAAATCATAATAGGCTGCGACCCTGACAGCTCAAAAAGTGGAATGTCTTTCTTTGTGAATGGTGAGCTAGCTAGATTAGAATGCCTATCTCTTGTTAGTATATTTATTGAATTTGAATCCATTTCAAAGCAATGGAGTGATAAGGATATTGAACTACACATTGAAAACTTAAACGGCATAAGCTCAAATGCGTTTAACGTAAATAGAAAAGACACACTACCTGTTAAGCTTAAAAAAGCGCAGAATGTAGGCCAGTGCAAACAAGTACAAACTGAAATTGAGCGCATAGCTGAACACTTTGGTATTAAGGTTGTGCATCATGGCGTTAGTAAGATGTGGAAAGATAGCGCAACAGGTAAGGCTGTATTAAAGGATTTAGGGTGGACTGGTCAAAGCAATGAAGATTCACGCAGTGCTTGCTACTTCGGCTATCTAGGTGTAAAACAATCAAAATAACTCAAGCCGCTTAACTGCGGCTTTTTCTATCCTAAAATTAATTCAATTTATTTTAATAAATCTATTGACCATTGCGCGGTATTCGCTTATTATAACCCCACTGAAACGCAATAACGCGTTATTAATTGGAGAGTTAAAGATGATTTTATACATGGTTAAAAACGGAATTATTGAAGCTGAAAAAGTAGTAAGAGAAACCAAGCACGGTTGGAGGCAGTTAAATAACGGTTTTTACAACCGCAATGAACTTGGTGATTTTGTATATCTTGATGCCAGATATTTGACTAATGACTTTGACGAGGCTGTAAGGTGGGCTAAAAAGATAAGAGCTTACATGACGGACGTCATACAGGTTTCAAGTGCGTCAATTGATGATATTAATTTATGGAGTGAAAACGGCTCTTATCAAGATGAGCTACCAAAAAGCAGAATGGTTTACGGCAAGATAAAATGACACCATCAAAACAAGCAAAGCAAGCGGGGCTTAATAGCCTTGCTGAGCTATCAGAAATAAGCCATGTACCAATTAGAACACTGCAAGATTGGTTTCATAATTACCCGCAGCGTTTTAATTTTGCATGTGAAGCAGCGGCATTAATTAAGGGGAAGAAAAATGGATATTAAAACAGAAATAATGATAAATGGCGAGGTTGTATCTCAAGATGGCGACCTAACAAGTAATGGATTGCATGTTTACCACGGAAATGAAACGGACAGTGTTTACATATGCAAGGGCGATAAGGTTGTTTATGTATTGAGCGTAGATGCTTTTCGTGGTGAGGGTGGCGGTGGATCAATAAATATAGAAAAGGCTCAATAATGGATAACACAAAATTTAAGAAAACTTTAAACACGCATGGATTACCATCAACAAGCACTATCCATGAAATATTTACTAAGCACTGCGTACAAGATGATTATATTGAAGGTATTGCAGTTAGTCCGTGCGGTAAAGTTTGTGACTATGGCAAGTTTGACAATATGACAGACAAATTAAAAGCACAGTGGGAATTTT